TAGAAGTCCCGCCAGCATTTCTAACCGCAACCTCAAGACCCTGCACCTTTTTTGTCAGGTGCGCAATCTTCGCGTTGGCGTCTAAGGTTTCAACCTTAAACCTGAGGACGGATTCAGCCACAAGTCACCGGGCGATGCCTTAATGCTACCGCCGCCTCAGCCTTGCGCGCTCGATTGCTTTTTCCTCCTCCTCGTTCTTCAACTGATAAAACGCGGCGAAATACAGCAGCTCTTCGTCAGTCAGTTCTGTTCGGAGTCTGCTCACCGTCATGCCTAACTCGCAGGCCAGGAAAAACTCAAAATAAGTCCACCTGTCCTGCTTCAGTCGTTTTTTGCATCGTCGATTTCAACAAACTGCTCACCGCTCACACCAAACAAAAACAACTCAAGGTCGTTCAGTACAGACTCAGGTAACTGCCGTTGCAGTTTCTGCGCATCTGCTGAGGCGAATGCTTTCGTGCCGTCTTCAAGCTCTGCAATCTGACAGAGCATCTGTGTGCTGATGTCTAACGCCTCCACTGATCCGGCAAGGTTCTGAGCTTTCTTGCGGTCGGCGCGGGTGATCGGCTTGAAGTACAAATCAACGATCTTTTTGCCGTCTGCGTTCTTCAGTTCAAACTTGCGACGCTGGTTGAGGTCAAACGCCCCAACCAGCAAGTCAACTGTGCGATTTCCAGCAGGCATTAAATAGCTTGAACAATACGTTCAAACTATAGCCTCATCACTCAAGGTTAGAAGTGATAGTGCCAGAGGTAATGAAGTTGCAGCTAGCGATAACAAGCTCCCCGACAGTAGAAGTAATTTCCATGTCAGTGATGATGCCACCAAACGACACGGAGTCAGTGCCGTTTGTGTCTCCCGTAGTAAACAACTCAAAAGAAGCATCAGCCGCATCACCAGCCTTGATCACATCCTCGATCATCGTCGCTTGCACCGCTGCATCAGGGTCGTAAACCAGTTCAACAGTGCCAGAGCCGCTAATCATGCTGCCGACAAACTGACGGAAGGTGTTGCCGTGAACAGTAGTGTCTAAGGTCTCCTTAGTAATTGACAGGCTCCAGCTACGGGTGCCGACGACTTGCGCAAGAGTGCCCGAACCTGTCTCAAATTCGACACGTCCTGCTTCGCCTCGGATGGTTGCCATGGTCAGAGTTCCTCGATGAATTCAAAGGTCACACGGACCTGAGTTTGGAAGTAACCCTCTGGACTTGGCGAAGCCAAAGCCTCAGGGCCAGAAGGAGCGTCGAAGAAAACCCCCGACACGATAACTCGATTATACAAATCCCGAATGCGTTTACCAATGACATAGTTAGCGCCAGGGCCAACGCCTTTGCCGGAAAAGATGTTCATCACAAGAAGTCCGACGATCCGGTTTTGAGAGCTAGACGTGCCGCCGTGCCCCAGATACTCACTCGCCCCGAAAGTAGTTAGGCACTGAACCCAAGAGCTGTTAGGTGTCGGCTCATACGCCATGTTGTGAAACACGACGGGGACAGCCGGACTGCCTGCAAGCTCAGTAGCAAGCCTGCCTTCGATCGTTGATCGAATTGAGTTGAGATCAGCGGCTGCCATACGTCACCTGTTTGCAATCTTGTTGTACTCACGCTGAGCCCATGACTCAAGCTCTTTAGCGATGAGATCAGGAAAGCCCGGCACCGTATTCTGCCGCGTCTTGTATTCGCCCTTCCAAGACGGCGGAAGATTAGTGCCGTAGACCACGGGCTCTGCGTACTCCATATTGTTAGTGACTTCGCCTTTTGCCGGATCAGATTGCCAGGCGCTCCTCAGCCTGCCGGTATCAACAGGCGTTTTTTCTTTTAACCGCTTTTCGGCTTCAAGCGTTGTAGCAGCCACCAGAATTCGAATGCTCTCGCGGTAGTAATCGCCGATTTGGTTTAACGGGATCTGGCGTGCCATTGCTACGCCCTCAGAATCAATTCATGAATAACTGCGGTGTTGTCCTGTTCCGTTGTTTCCACACGGATGATCTGATGAACAACGCCGCTAATAACGACGCGATCCTTAGTCTCAGGCGCGGTGGCAAGGTCATCAGCGGCAACCGTTAGGCGCTTGTCTCCTGCCTGAATAAGCTCATTCACCTCACGCAGGTTCACGTCTTCAAGGATGCCAGGCACAGTCGTGTCACTTTCGCTTTCCGTGATTGCGCCGGTTGTGGTGTTGTAACTGCCAGCCGTGACGTAACGCACTGTCACATCACCGCCGAACTGCTTCAGCACATTGCTTGCAACCCTTGCCAGCGAATCAGCAAGTGCCATCAGAGGTTATAGGCAATGCAAGCGCCGCTAGTCAGCGTGATGCTTGTGACGATTCCGCAGATGTAAGTGTCAGCAACAAAGGTCTCACCGGCCAAGCTATTGCCGGTTGCGTTCTTTACCGTGATCGCACTAATGACGGTGTCTTCCTTGAAGTACACCTTGCTGAACCTGCCGGTATGGGCAGCAGTGTCAGAGATGAACTCGAAGCCGCCTGAGAGATCTGCGTACATGGTCAGCTCCGTTTGATAGCGATGTTGCCTGGTCCACTAATTCTAAGACCCGTCAAGTACCTTTCAAACATCGGCGGAACATGGTCAGCGCCCACAGCGCCTGACTTGTCCGGAGTGACATCAAGGCTGCCAATCTTGATGTTCTTGAAGTCGTTCAAGCCGCTGAGGCTGATGCCGTCGGTGTTGTTCTTGAGGTAGACAGCAAGCTCAATCTGAGCACGCTTCACCTGATCCGGAATCTCGGTGTCGGTGAAGTAATCCTCAGAAATGCGAAACGGAAAGCCTGTCGCGTATGTATTGACATAGGTATCGGGCTTCCGCACGCCAGTGCGAGGCCATTGCCTTGATTGCGTGTCGGTGGCGCGTGCGCCTATAAATCTTTCGCGATCAAGACGTTCAGCAGCAGCTGTCAAAGCGCGGTTTCGCGAATCGTCAGTGCCGGTCGTCCATTTGCCCACATCAGTGGACTCAATCATGGCTTCGACAAAGGTGTTCGCCTCAGTCAGCGTTATGTAGCTGTTGGCGTTTGCGCCGCCCGCTGTTGCGTCGATTGTTACTGCCATCGGGCGTCACAGTAGAAGTCTTTTTGGTCGGCTTTTCAGGAGCAGAGGCTACAGCTTGCGCAGCAGCCTCACGTTCCTTCATCCGCCTAAAGGCGAAAAGACCCATCAGGAGCTAGCGCCCTTCAGAGCCACAAAGCTCAGCACAATGGCTTCGCTAGCAGTCGAACCAACATTCGCCACGGTGATCTTGAACGAACCAGCAGCGATGCTGTTGGCTTGAACGAGATAGCTGCCAGCAGTACCGGCAGAGCTGTGGTTGACCACCACCACATCAGTGGCAGCGATCTTGTCGTTGTTGACTTGGAAAGTCACCTCAGCAGCACCTGCAAGCTCAGCGCCTGCCATGGTGATCTGACCGGACTCTGCATTGAGAGTCACAGCTGTGGCTTTGTTGGTGGCCTGGGTAACAGTGCCGCCAGTGGTCGGGCCAATCAGTGAGCCCGCTGTTGCCTCAAAAATGGATGCCATGGTTAGTTACCTCCTCAATCAATTCCAGAAGTGGAAGTAATGCGCACGATACCAATGTTGTTGGTCTCGAACACCTTGGTCCAGTTACCGACGGTTTCAAGGTCAGATCGTTCTGGGTTTGAAACCGCGCTGCTGAACTTAGAGCCAATCGGGTGATACACATAGTGTAAATCGATTGACATGGCATCACTCTTAGCAAGGATGTCACGATCAGTTTCTGTCTGAAGCCCCAGCTGTTCGCCAGAACCAACGGCACCATTGACGAACATATAACTGGCGTACTCGGTAGAAGAACCAGAGCCAGCGGTCTGCACATCACTAGACACGATCACACGCATACCCATAAAGGTTGGAACACGCACATCGCCAAAGGCAGGTGCGGTTGAACCTTGGCTTGCAGCGGTGTCAGCTACGCCAGAATCGTCGTAGATGAAGTCAATGGCTTTGCGCTCCATCAGGTCGTAGTACACGTTTGGGTGTACACAGATGGCAGCAAGCTTTTCGCCTTGATCACCCAAGAGAGACTTGCCAACGACAATCTGACGAGGGCCAAGATCGGTCGGAGTGTCACCAGTGGTGCCATCAACAGCCAGACCTGCATAAGCAGCAGAGCTGGTGTCACCAACAGCCCCGAACACACCAGCTAGGCAAGCCAGAAGATCTTTCTGACGCTGGTTGGCGATGTAATCAGCAACTTTATTGCCGATTGCAGCCATCGGATCAGAACCGGCAGCAAGTGCGGCGAGGTCCCGGCTTTCGAAGGCTTTCCCGCGATGTAAGACAGCAGCAATTTGCTTGTCTGCAGTGATTTTGCTGGGAGTCAGCGAAGAGCTATCCGTCAGACGCTCAAAGTCGCCTGACAGGTTGGCCTTGTAAAAAGGCACTTGGATGAAGTCACCACCACCCTCTGCAGCATTTAGCTCCGCCATCGGCTGCACCACACCGCTAGCCAGGAAGGCATCACGCTGAGTGGTTTGCTCAATGACGTAAGGCGTAAATACCTCGGGAATGATGATGTCAGAGCGAAGAGTCGCCATGACAAATCCTCAAAAAAGATGTTTACGGTATGGGCGTAACCCGATTGGCTCTGCGTAGCTTTGCCTTATCAAACATATTAACGGTTTGCAGCGGCTTTCAACCTTTCATACATATCTCGGTCTGTCCGATAAAGCCGCGACTGTTCTGTGAGGTTGAAGGACTCTTTGGCGAAAGGATTTTTTGTGCCCGGCGGGATCTCGCCACCTGTGCTGCGTCCTGAAGGTGCGCCGCTGCCAACTGGCTTGGGTGCTTTCTGCATGTAGCTGGGCAAAGTCTTGGCCCATTCGCCAATCGGCTTGCGCTCGTAACCATTTACAACGACGACCGTACCATCAGATTCACGCTCAATCTGATTTGGGTTAAGCAGCTGTGCCTTGAAAACAATGCTGGGATCATGCACAACGTCAGCCAGTGCAGTGTTGGCTGGAGCAATCAACTCAAGCTCACGCACACGGGCTTCTAGTTCTGCAATGCGCTTGTCCTTCTCTTCCGCCGCCTCACGGAACTGCTGCTCCAGAGCCTGTCTGGCCTCGGTGTACTTGCCCTGTTTTTCCAGGTCTGCCTGTTCTGCCTTAGCTTTGAAGTCCAGTAGCTCCTGAATATCAACGCCATCAGGGATGGTTTTTGCGCTCTTGAGTTTTCCGATCAGTTCGTAGTTCTTTTTTTCAAGGGACGTGATGCTGTTTTTCAGCGCATCAATCTCAGCATTGTTTTGTGGCGCAGGAGACGTAATCTCCTGATTCTGCTCTTCAGACATTGATAACCCGTAAGGTTAATTTCGCCATCAGTGTAACTGCCTCAGGACCATTTCACCCGATCTGCCCAATACGCGGCTGATGTTTTGCCTTTGGCTATATTTTTCGCGTGGCGTGCCTTGAATGATGCCCGCTTGGCTTTGTCGGCAGCACTTTCGCCTTTGCGCGGAGGTTTCGTTTCAGCACCCTGTGCGCCGAACCTAATGAGCCGGTCTTTGCCTTTGTCCTTAATAACGACAGCATGAGACTTGCCGCTTGGATGATTCGGCGTACGGATGGGCTTGTCATAGCCCGCAAACGTATGGCCACCGCGTTTGATGCTCACTTGCCTTTCTTGCTCATAGCCAAGCGATGAGCCTTAGTAAAGCTCATGCCCTCACGCATCTTGCGTTTCATAAAGTCCATATGCGCTTTGGTGTGCCCATGCGCCTCTTGGTGCCGCTTCAGGGCATTCTTTTGGCGAGCTGTCAGCTTCATCGCTTTTTGTTGTAGCGGGCATAGATCGCAGCATCAGCAGTCCGCGCCTTGTCACCCCGCATGTAACTGTTGACCCTCCCCATAGCCCAGGCTGCCATCGGCACGTTGCGCGACCCGCTCGACAGGTAAGCACCCTGCCCCTTCCGGTAAACCGCCGCCAGCTCGCCGTAAAAGAACTTGGACTTGTCAGCCTTTTCTTTTAGGGCCTTTTTTGTTGCGGCGTTTAGTGGTTTTGCTTTTGGTCTTGCCATCTTGCTCAGTCCTGGATTTGGAGACAGCTGCAATGTCAATGTTTTTGCCAGCCTTGTACAAGGCAGCAGTGCGCTTGATTTCCCGGGCCTTGGCCGCCTTGTTTTTAGCACCAGCAAGATAGACCTTAGGCAGGCCTGTCTTCTTGTCCTTTGGAACGCGACGCCTCTTGCGTGCCATTACTTTTTCTTGGTGCCTTTTTTCTTCTTTTTCTTAGGCTTGCCCATTCCGTAGTGTCCTGGCATCAGTCAGCCTCCGTAGGTGCTTCCTTTTTAGCGGACTTTTTCTTAGTCGTCGCTTTGGGCTTAGCCTCAGCGGCTGATCCCTTGAATTGGTACTTAGCTGGCAGAGGTGCCATAGCCACGGTTGCGTAATTGGTCCAAGGTTAGCTCTGAGCCGTCTTTAGCCACAAACTTACGAATGGCATCAGACGGGCCGAACTTTCTGACCATTCCGTTCCACATCGAAAGACGACCTGGCCCTAGCGCATCTCGTTTCACCGCATCACTTTGATCGTTCAACCACTCGCCATAATCTTCGCGAGCTTCCTCAAATTCCTTCTCAAGCCCGATCGGGATATTGATGTAACGAGAACGACAGTTAAAGTGTTGAGGCGGATATGGACCTTTGCCATGCTTGAACACCTTACCGTCTAAAGCACGGCAGATTGCTGAAGTTCGAGTATCGAGCGTTGCGGTATAGCGGTATTTTTCGGTCGCATCAGGGTTTTCAGCAGCAATGATGCGATCAGCAGCAACTGCCACCTGATTCACACTGGTGCGGACAATAGCCCGTATTTGATTGTTGGGGATGCTGGTCGCTTGGCCACCACCAGCAATGATCGTGTTAATAGAGCCACGCTGTGCTTTTGTAAGCCGCCCTTTCAGCCTGCGAACAATGCTCGGCACTGATTCGCCTTCAAGCAAACCGTTACGTACAGCAACACTAAACAGCTCCGCTTGCCTTTCGGACATTTTGCTGAACGCATCACGGATGACTTCACCATTGGGCAGGCTTATCTCTTGCCCCACGGTCAACTGAAAAGTCACCGCATTCCGCGCAATGCGTTCAAAGTTGTCGCTGAGGTTGACCACACCAGCAACTGTCGGCTGACTTGTGACAACCGCTTGCGCAAAAGCTGGGCTGATCTCAACAGTACCCACAGTTGCCGCAGCACCAGCAGGCAGCGCCTTTTGCAGTTGCTCGGCAGCAAATTCAGACTGCAACACTGCCAAGCCCTGCAGCTCCTCGGTCATCGTGGCGATGCTGTCGCCAGACCAAGTGCGGAGCGAGTCATTCAGTTGCGCGAGGATCGCCCGAAGTCTTGCAGCTTTGACAGGCGACGCAAGCTCATCAATCCCACGTAACTGATCAACAGCGTCCAGCACAGTGTCGTTATATGCACGGATCAACCGGCGGCTGACACTGTTGCTATAGCGGTTAAGGTCAATCGCGTTTCGAAATATCTCGCGAAGCTCGCTCATGGCTCATAGATGCCCAGATATTGCGGATCATCAATGCAAGCCACCGACACATCACAACCAGCACGCAAGGCATTGCTTACAAAGTCAGAAAACTCAGAAATGACATCTTTCTCGTACAAGCCGATCGCCGTTTCTGACACGCCGCAGACTTTGCCATCGAGAAACCAAGTAACTCTGATCACCGCATAATTTTGCTTTGCCAGCTTTTGCTTTGAAAAAAACAGCAGCCGGTTGATTGGTTTTTTTTGCTTGCGCTTGCGAAGATCATCCAGCCAACTCATCTTCAGCCTCCGGCTCTGCTTGTGCCATTGTGGCCTCTCCTGCATCTGATGGCGTCGGCTCAGGCTGCTGCATTTCAATTAAGCCCCCGTTTTGAGTGGCCTCAATCTCCTCCTCTACGTTGAACTCATCTCCCAGCACCTCACCGGCCGACAGCTGGTTAAGAAGCGTTTCTTGTGTGATTGTGCCTGCAGTGTAAAGCTGCAGCAAGGCTTGAATCTCCTGCGGCTCAAGACGTGTGGCAAGAAAGTCGCGATTGATGAAGCTGCTGCCAGCTTGCGACTGCTGCATGAATTTCGCGTGAAACTGCAGACAGTTGTCAATCAGATCTTGCATCTGCTGAGCGATGACCATCATCGTGCTGTCGCCTTGACTGCGATCGATTCGCTTAGCCTCTGCAGTCTCTGCGCTGAGCTTTTGCCCCAACACAGCAGCAAGGCCTAACTCGTTGATCTGACTAGCGATCTGATCAAGTCTGCGAAACTGCGCGTCATAGCTGTTGCCGCCTGGTTCAATGTATTCGCTCCGTGCGGTTTCCGGCAACGCTAAGGCTTCCCCTGGGCCTGCGCTGATCTCTTCTGCTGACTGCGGGAATCCATAAATTGCCAGCATTGGCACAGCACTGATGTGCAGCTGATTATCTAGGTCGCTTTGTACTTGATACGCCTTTAGGTTCAGCTCCGCGATATCTGCCAACGGTGGTCGCGATTCAAGGACACCAACGCGGTTGGAGTAGGCAACAGCAAACGGAATCTCGCTAAGGCTGGTGCGGCCTTCGTCAATCAAAACAAAATCACCTTTCTTGTCCTTCTGATGAATCTCAAAAGCGCCAGGGGTAAGAACACGCACCTGCTGTACCTGCTTTTCGCCATACAAGCCATCGGGCACGGTGATCATCTCCATTAACCGCAGCTGGGTCAGCTGTTGCTTGCCGTCTTTGATCTCAGACCGCCATCCCAAAATTTCGCGTGGCGTAAAAGTGCAGTAGTACGGCCTTCCGTTCTCGCCTGCCTTTGGCGCGTCAACGAGTACGCCCACATGCCCATATCGGATGCATTTGCGTGCCGTTTCGTAAGTCCAAACGTTCAGATCATTGCCCTGCAGATCAACGTCAAAAAGCTGCTCAGTGACAACATCACTAACGTCCTCAAGACGTACAGGCTTACGGGTCAACATGCCCGCCAACATCCGCTCAAGCCTGACATAGTACGGCGCAAGCGTTGAACGCATGAGCCTGTTGTCATAAGCCTCATCAAGTTCTCTAGGTTCTTGCATCAAATATTTTCGGTGCCCTTTTCTGATTCCGTAAGTGCCCTGCAAAAGTGCTTCAATCAGCAACCAATGCGGCTCCATGTTGACGTAAGCCGTGTTAGGGCTTTCGACGGTCGTCACGTTACCGATGCGTTGCCGACCAGAAAAGCCTGAGTACACAGCTAAAACCCGCCCATCGCAATCAGTTTAGTAAAGCCTGATGCCAGTGCCCCGTCCAGCACGTCCGTGCATAGGGTTGAATTCGCTAAGAATCAGGTATCCAAGTCCGTCCGTCCAGTGCTCGATGTTGGCTGATTTATCGATCACATAATCCTCTGCACCTTGCTTATAGGTCACGTTTTTCAAGGCTTTGATGGTGTGCTTACAACGAGGGTGAACGAAAAGGCGCATTTGTCCTTCTGCTGTACGGATCATCCAGTTTGTTGCATTGATTTTGTCTTTAACAGCCCACGGGGCTTTTGGGCTGACACAGCCAAATCCAAACCGACGGATGATGTCGTGATCCGTTCGACCAGCCGATGAGGTTTTTCTGGCTGATCCTGTTGGGTCTGGGTAGGCAACGATTTTACGGTCTGGAAAACGCTGCTTGAGCATTGCGCAAACTTCATCTGTATTCGATTGCTGTACGGCCAGCTCATCCCAGATATGCAACGTGTCGCCCACTCGGCTGCCAAGAACACCGGCCATGATGCTGACGTTGAAGTCAGTGCCCCAGAAGATTGCATCACCTGTGTCTTTAACTTGGTCGCTGATGTTTTCATCGTTAAAGCCTGGGTAAACCCTGCCGGATAAAGTCTCGAAGCTAGCAAGGTACTCCTGACGAAACGTTCGTTCGTCCAGTGTTCGTTTGGCCGCCTCAACCTCTGCCGCAGGTACGTTTCC